TGTTTATGTCCGGATTATTTAACCTGGACGAATGGGACGAGTCCGCCAGATATCTCATTATTGATGACATCGATTGGAAATGGTTGCCAGCCAAAAAACAACTGTTGGGAGGACAATCAAACTTCAACTTGTCAGATAAGTACAGAAGAAAGCGACAGGTTGTATTTGGATTACCTACTATCTATTGTATGAATCAGGATAATTATGATGAAATAGTAAAAGATCCAATTTTCACTTGGTTAATGGATAATTGTATAAGATCTTTTGTAGACACCCCTTTTTTTTAAATATAATTTTTTATTTTCTTTTTTGTTTTCCCAACCAATAAACAACCCCCTAGGGGAATAACTTTAGTTTTAATTTTTATATTTGAAACCCTAAAAACCCTAAAAACCCTAAAAACCCCTAAGAAACCCTAAAAACCCTAAAACCCCTAAAAACCCTAAAACCCCTAAAACCCCTAATTACACGTCGTAGTAAAAAAATCGCTCCTCTCCACTAATAGATGACACATTATTATCCGTGGAAACAATACAAGCATATATTGCTCCTCTTTCAATATCTCCAATACCAGATGTAGCCCCTGTATAAGATGTACTCAATCCTTTTAAATCAATTTTCGTTGGGTTCACATACTGAATGTTTCCATTCTTAACATCTCCAGTAGTGACCTCCCTACTGGAAGCGAACCCTTTAGTAAATAAAATTTTGAATCGATGGCCATAATTTGTATTAAGTATTGTTTCGGGAACAGCTTGATTAAATATCGTAGTAAAACCAGGTAAGACACCGTTTGGTTGTCTATCATAGATAATCCAAAGCCGACTATAGCAAAAGTCAGCATCAGAGAATTGTCGAAATTTCAAAGATAATTCCATCGAATGTAAATTAATTCTCCGACCAACACGTTCAGTAGGGCCAGAGCCCTGGGCCACTGTCAAAAGCGATGTCACTAATCCAGCTGTAGGTACATTATTTCCATAATTTCCAGCATCGTATTTCAACTCTGTCTTGGGGTTTTTGATCGCTACAGTTAATGGGGCTCCCCACCCATAACTTTTGCTCATACCCGTAAGACGAGTTCTTTTAGATGGTTTTGCGCTAGTGCTAGCCCGTTTTCGTTTCTTGTAATACTTGTCCATTGCCGTAAACGTTTTCGGTGGGGTAAATTCTTATAAATTCTTGACTCGGGTCCGTAGTCAGCTGCGGTTGAAAAAAAAATTTTTTGTGGGGAAAAAGGGGGGGAGGCTGTGTCTCTATTTATACATAAATACTGCCGCCAAACCGCCAATTTGCGAGGTAATATTATTTCTCGCAAATGGTGGATTTCAGATTTTCAGCGAAAAATGCCTTTCTCACTTACGCTCAATGTCCCATCACCAAAGCCCAAGCACTCCTTCTACTTTCAGAGAAACGATCTATCGAAGAATATGTTGTTGCTGAGGAACTCCACCAGGATGGAGGAAGACATCTCCATTGCTTTCTTCAGTTTACCAGTAAACTCGACACCCGTGATTCTCGTTATTTCGACCTACTTCATGACGGTCACACTTATCATCCCAACATCACTAAACCACGCTCAGTCAAAAATGTTATTACGTACATCCAGAAAGATGGAGATTTTTTGGCAAGTAATGGCTTACAAGAACTTATTGAGAAAAAAAGTTGGGGACAACTCAGAGCCGAAGCTACTACTGTCGGCGAATATCTCAACAGAGTCGAGAGATATTACCCACGTGATTTCGCTTTAAACTACGAAAGACTCAAAGTATACGCTGAAGCTACTTGGAAAGATGAAAAAAAACCTTTCGAACCTGTTTTCACAGAATTCAACAATGTCCCAGACATTTGCAAAGATTGGAGAGATGAATATGTACCAATTGGACCAATTCAAGAAAGAAGAGTAAGTGTTAATTTTTTTATTAATTAATTAGAACACTTTAAATAGGATCGTCCAAAATCCCTTCTTCTTGTGGGACCAACCAGAATTGGAAAAACTACGTGGGCTAGATCCTTGGGCCACCACATGTTTATGTCCGGATTATTTAACCTGGACGAATGGGACGAGTCCGCCAGATATCTCATTATTGATGACATCGATTGGAAATGGTTGCCAGCCAAAA